GCGGGCGGATGATCACGTGCCCGCGGTGCGGCCGCACCTCTGCCAATCCGAACGACGTCCGTGAAGGCTACTGCGGTGCCTGCCACGACTGGACGTCGCCTCCGCTGTCCGAGCGACTGGCCTCGACGCGGTCGGCCGCGGCCCGCGATTCTGACGCATGACCCCTACAGAGACGTGGGCGACGTCGATCGACGCATGGCTCGTGAGCCTGCGTGCCGCCGGACAGCCTGAGACGACCATCCGCACCCGCCGCCAGCACCTCGCGCAATTCGCGCGAAATGGTGGCCACGACGACCCGTGGGCGGTGACCGGCGAGCACCTGATCGCGTGGTTCGGCGCGCACACGTGGGCTCCTGAGACACGCCACGCGCACCGCGGCTCCCTGCGGTCCTTCTACGCGTGGGCGCGGCACAGATCCTTCGTCCAGATCGATCCTGCGCTCGAGCTGCCCAAGGTCCGGCGCACGCCACCACGAGCGCGGCCGCTGCCGGACGACCACGCGGCCGCGGCGCTCGGCGTGTGCGACGAGCGCGAGGCGCTGATGATCCGGCTCGCCGGCGAGCACGGACTGCGTCGCGCCGAGATCGCCGTCGTGCACTCCCGCGACGTCCAGGCCGACCTGCTGGGCTACTCGCTGATCGTGCACGGCAAGGGGGGCCGGATCCGGTACGTGCCCCTGGCCGACGACGTCGCCGACGTGATCCTCGACGCCGGCGGCTACGCGTTCCCGGGCAAGGTCGACGGCCACCTGTCACCGTGGTGGGTCGGCAAGCTCGTCGCGCGGCTCCTGCCGGACGGCTGGGCCACGCACACGCTGCGGCACCGGTTCGCGACCGTCACCTACGCGAAGGATCACGACGTGTTCGCCGTCCAGGAGCTCCTGGGCCACGCCTCGCCGGCGACAACCCTGCGCTACGTCCAGCTGCCCGACGACGCCAAGCGGCGCCTCGTGGCGGCCTCCCGATTCCAGATTCCGGAATCGGGCACAAGACCACAAACCCCCAGATCTGTGGTCTCACCGATGAAGGGAACCGCATGAACGAGTCGATCGACCACGACACGATCGAGGTCTACAGCGGGGTGTCGGCGTTCACGGGCAAGGGCTTCGTCACGCTCCGCTGGGGTGGCGAGTCGGGCCAGCTCGACCCCGACGCCGCGCGCGCCCACGCACTGCACGTCCTGTCCTGCGCCGAGGCCGCCGAGAACGACGCGCTCACGCAGGAAGTCCTGCGCGACGTAATCGGCCTGGACTCGACGACTGCTGCCGGCTTCCTCGTCGCGATCCGCGAGCGGCGCCCGTGAGCACGATGCTGTCGGTGAAGGCGTACGCCGCGGCGTCGGGGTTATCCCCGCGGCAGGTGCAGCGCTACCTGGCCGAGCAGCGCCTACCGGGTGCGTCCAAGGTCGCCGGTGCGTGGCTGATCCCCTCCGACGCCCGCCCGGTTGAGGCGACGTCGTACGACGTCGTGCCGGTGTCACACCCGGTCGCGTCGTACGACGTCGCTGCGACGTCGTCCCCGCTGGGTGCGCTCGGCACGCTCGAGGACGCGGCCCAGCTGCTGGGCACGAGCGTGGGCGGGGTGCGGCGCATGGCCGCTGACGGGCTGCTGGTGGTGGGGCGGTACGGGCCGCGCGGGTCGCTGCGCGTGTACGTGGCGCCGCGGTGAACGCCGACCGGCCCGCACCCTGGGAGCGGGCCGTTCCCCTGGGGTGCGGGCTGATCGTTGTCGGGTGGGCGCTGGTGATCGCTGTCGTGGCCGTGCTGCTCGTGGTGCGCTAGTCGGCTGCGTGCCGCGGCGAGTACGGCGGCGGCGGGTAGTGCGTGTACGGGGCGGGCACCGGGTCGTCGCGCCGGGTGCGGATCTGCGAGGTGATCCACGCCAGTAGCCCGCTCACGAGCGCGCCGACCCCGGTGTAGACGCCGTCGGACTCGTCTGTGCGGGCGGCGACGACGATCGCGAGTAGCACGGCCACGGCGACGATCAGCGCGAGCGACGCCAGCCGCTGCGCTGCGTAGGTCGTGCTCGCCGGCGGGATCTGGTCGGTGCCGGCACGGATCATCTGCAGCATGTCCGCGCCGGCGTCCGGGCCGCGCACCCGCTGCCACGTGTCGTCGGTGCTGCCCTTGACGAGCTGCAGCATGTCGGCGTTCGGGTCACTGCCCCGCACGCGGGTCTGCACGTCGTTCACGAGCGGTTCCATGCGGCCCACGGCCTGCTCGATGTTCAGCAGCCGCTGCGACTCGTCGGGCGTCATGTCGGATACCTCTCCGTCGTGCGGGTCTCCCCGCTGGTCGTACTCCCAGTGCCACGACTCGGGCAGGGACCCACCGGCCTGAGCCCACCCGGGCTGATACCAGCCGAACCCGGCGCCGTTGGCCCGTAGCCAGTTGTGCCGAGCGGCGCCGAACCCGCCGAGGTTGGCGAAGTCGACGGCGCTGCCGTAGGTCCACTCACCGTGGATCGACTGCCCGACCGGGACCGTCGAGAGGCCGATGTCGCGCATGTGCTGCTGTGCGGCGCGGTCGCGGTAGCAGGACCACCCCGACGACGGGACGAGATCTCCGAGGCCGGCGGCGAGCATGGCGGACCGCAGTCGCGCGTAGGACGCGGCGGTGACGTGCGGCGCGGTGTGCGGGGACCCGTCGCCGTTGGTGCCGGGCAGCGGCGAGAGGGCCGACGCGGGCGCCTTGCCGTTGTTCGCGCTGACCGTGATCGTCACGGGCACTCCCACCAGCCCTGCAGGAACCCGTACGTCCCGGCGCCGGTGGTCCCGCCGGCCTGGTACGTGATGTTCCCGATCGTCGGCAGTACCTGGTAGCGGGCGGGTGCGGTGCCGCACCACCCGGTCAGGTGTACGCCCTTGCCGGCGGGCGGTGACCAGTCCGCCGGGAACGTCCACACGGGTGCACCCGCCGCCAGCCCGGTCGGGAACGACACGGCCCCGGTGAACTGGACGCGCTTGCCGACCCGCGCCAGACGTCCGGCGGCGAAGTCCGCGGAGAACGCCACGACGCCCGCGCCGAACGTCGTATCGCGGTACTCGGTGTCGTCCGGGCGCCACACGGCGCCGTCCCACACCTCGAGCCGCTTCACGTCGTCGAGCCACGTGACCGCGCCGAGCTTGCGCTGGGCCAGGGGGAACTGTGCCGTCCGGTCCGCGTCGGAGGCGAACTGCTGGACCGACTGGTCCCACAGCGGGTTGCCCCACGTGTTCGGGTCGATCGTCTGTCCGACGACGACGGTCTTTCGTCCAGTGGCCATGGTCTAGATCCCTCCGATGCCCCATCGGGACACGCCCCATACGGCGGTGCCCCACTTGCCTACGGCCGTCCACCTGGTGACGTCCTCGACGTGCAGGACGCCGGACAGGTTGTCGTGCGTGACCTGCACGTCCCACCCGACGACGGCCTCGCGCCACACCGTGCCGTCCAGGTCGACGACGTCGACGGACAGGTTCGGCTCGACGCCGAGCAGCACCCACGCGATCAGCGGGTCGTCGACGTCGGAGTCGAGCAGCAGCTCACCGGGTGCCGGCGACGGCCACGCGCCGGCGCCCATGACGGCCTGGGCCACGATCGCGGACCAGGAGTCGGCGACGTTCCACAGGTCGGTGCGCTTGTAGTCGTGCGCCTGGTACCGGGCGATCGACTCGCGGTCCTCCAGCTGGGCCGGCACGGGGGTGTCGCCGGCGACGGTCGGGTCTGCGCGGCGGGCGATCGCGACACGGTTGCGGGTGACCGAGGGCTGGGCCAGTCCGAGGGTCATCGCTCCGACCTCGCCCGGGTCCTCGCACACGGCGATCGTCACCCAAGGCGCGGGCGGGGTGACGCGGCCGCGCGGCAGGTAGCCGAGCCGGCCGTCGCGGCGCACCCACATGATCGCCAGGTCGGTGTCGGCCACGGCGAGCAGCTCGTCCCACGCCGGGTCGTCCAGGGTGGTGGCCTGCAGCGCGGTCCCGCCGGCGGCGATGTCGTACCCGCCGGGCCACAGGGCGGTCTCGGCGATGCGTCGCACCCGCGCGGACGCGAGCTCGCCGGCGCCCGCGGGTGCCTGCGCGAGCGCGTCGGAGGCGACCAGGATGGACGTGCCGTCGACGCACGCGACGTCGGCCTCGACGTCGCCCGGGCGCCAGTTGTACCCGCGGGTCGCGATGAACCCGGTGAACGCCCGCCCCCAGGGTCCGCTGCCTGTCGGCCTCCAGGAGACCCGCACCGGGGTCCGGTCGCCGAGAACCTCGGTGTAGGGGCCGTTCCACGGGTCCCACTGGGCACCGGCGAGCACGAACGACGCCGATGCGGACTCCCAGCGGCGCGTGACGCCGTCGGAGGTGTTGCTGCCGGCGGTCAGGCGCAGGCTGTCCAGTACGTCGCACGTGACGTCGATCCAGTCGCCGGTCGGGGTGTCGGAGTCACCCCAGCAGGCCACGTCCCACAGGCCGTGCCCCCACAGGCCGGCGTCCGCGGGCCGCGCGATCGCGAGCTCGACGAGCAGGTCGACGTCGTACGACGTCGTAGCCGGCATCACGGGCCCCCGAAGATCACGCCGGCGGCCTCACCGCGGCGCATGACTGCCTTGATGTAGCGGGCGGTGGCGACCGGGTCGGAGGACTCGGGCACGTTGATGATGATGTTCCCGCCGCCGGCGGTGCTCGCGCCGGTGGCCATGGGTGCGGCGCCGGCGCGTAGCAGCGAGGGAGCGGCGGGCGCGCTCGAGCGGGCGGTCGGTGCCACGGCGGAGCGGCCGAACGCGCCGCTGATCGCGCCGCCGATGTCCTTGAGCCAGTCGGGGATCTTGAGCTTGCCGATCCAGTCGATGAGCTTCTTGACCTGGTCGACCACGCCTTGGAACGCGTCCTCGACGAGACGGATCGGTGCCAGGATCGCGGCGAGCACGGTGCCGGCCTTGCTGGAGATCCAGTCCCACACGGCGCCGACCGCGTCACGGATGACGTTCCAGACGGCCACGTAGATGCCGATGTAGAGCTTCGCCGCGGCGACGATCAGGGTCCAGGCCTGCGTGACCTTGTTGACGATCCAGTCCCACACCGCGGCCGCGGCGTCCCGGATCGCGTTCCACCCGGCGATGACGACGGCGCGGAACCCCTCGGACTTGTTCCACGCCAGGATGATCCCGGCGACCAGGAGCGCGATCGCGGCGATGACCAGGCCGATCGGGTTGGCGGTCAGGGCCGCGTTCAGCAGCCACTGCGTGGCGGCCCACGCCTTCGTCGCTGCAGACGCGACGGTCTGGGCGGCGGTGCTCGCGATGGTCTGGGCGGTGTTCAGGGCCTTGGCGGCGGTGTCCTTGATCGTCGAGAGCGTCATGGCCTCGCTGGCGACCCGGAACAGGATCGAGGCGCCCTCGGCGGCGTCCAGCGCGGTCGCGGCGATCCCGGCGCCGGCGGCCAGCCCTGGGAACCCCGCGGCCGCGGCCGCGCCACCTAGGGCGCCCAGGGCTGTGGCGGTGTCCCCGGAGCTCTGCCCGACGTTGTCGATCGAGCCGGCGACGTCGCGGCCCATCTTGGAGGTGTTGTCGGAGATCTTGCTGGTCGACTTGGCGATCGACGAGCTCGCGCCGGCCACGGAGTTGTCGAGCTTGCCGACTGCGGTCGAGGTGTCCGCCAGGGCCGACGTCGCTGAGGAGGCGTCGCCGACGACGTTGATCGCGAGCGTCTTGCCGACCCGGTCAAACGCTCCCACGGTGCTTCCCTTTCCTCTCTGCGGCTGCCTGGTGATCGAGCAGTACGTCGTACGCGGTGGCGATCACCTCGAGCGGCTCGTCCCACCAGGCCGCCGGCGCGGTGCTCGTCAGGACGGCGAGCTCGACGACGAGTCGGTGGTGGGTGCCAGGTCCGTAGGGTCCGCGCGATCGGCGTCACCCGGCGCGCTGCCCTCGGCCTCGGGCTTGCTCGACTCCGACCACAGCAGCTGGTGCTCGAACTCCTGCCAGGGCACCTGCACGTACTTCAGGCGGTGGCACAGGATGTGCCAGGCGAGCAGCTCCTCGTAGCGGCGCGGGACCTTCGTCGCGTCGATGCCGTAGCCCTTGAGCGCGTTCACCTCGAGCCACTTCATGTCCTGCGACGTCGCTTGGACGTCGTACGACGTCCCGTCGTCCAGGAACACGCGCACGATCGGTGAGGGGATCGAGAACTGCGGGCGCCACGTCTTGGTAGGTTCGCTCACTTCAGGCTCCGACCTTTTCCAGGGCCGCGTCGACGGCCTGCTCGTAGGTGTCCAGGACCTGGTCGGTCGTGGCGTCCAGTGCGTCGTACAGGAACGGGCGCGGCCTGATGTGCTTGGCCGGCACGCCGCCGTGCACGGGGTGTGCGTACGGCACGAGCGTCTCGACCGTCGCCGTGGTGGCTGTCGAGGTGGCCCGCAGCGACCCGACCAGGTGACCAGTAGCGATCGGCACCCGTGGGATCGCCGAGGCGAGCAGCTGCTGGGCGACGATCCTGTTCGTGGCCGACAGGTCGTCCAGGTCGTCGCCGGCGGCACCCAGCTGGCCGCGCAGCGCGTCGGCGCCCTGCAGCTGCAGGGAGGTCACGGGACCTCGGCGAGCACCGGGTCGCCGACGATCGCCCACTCGAACTCTGAGGTCAGGTTGTCGTCCTCGGTGGACCCGCCGACGTCGAGCGGGTCGATCACGAGCTCGCCGGAGACCTGCGCGCCGGCGGCGGTGTTCGGGACGTAGACGAACGGCAGGACCTCGCCCCTGTGCGCCCAGCTGTAGTAGACCAGGCCGGCGGGGTCGGCCAGGTCCTGGTCGAGCGTGCCGGCCAGCGTCGAGGTGTACGTGGTCTTGCCCACGAGGACCTGACCGCACAGCCGCTTCTTGTCGTCGACCTTGGTCTTGTCCCACGAGACGGTCGCGGCCTCGAGCAGGCACGAGGCGTCGACCTCGGTCGCGTCCTCGCCGAGGATGAGCGTGCCGGGGCCGAGCTGGATTCCCTCGAGCGCCATGGTGATCTCCTAGCTGGTCGATCGGACGGGGTAGGTGAGGGTGATCGCCGGCAGCGGATCGCCACCGTCGAGGGAGATCAGGTCCTGCGGGGACCACCCGCGCACGGGCAGTACCGCGCGGACCTGCTCGACGAGCGGGCCGAGCAGTCGCCACGCGGCCTTGCGCCCGGAACCGGGCACGACGCAGCGCAGCCAGATCGTGCCGCTCCAGCTGGTGCCGCTGAGCCGGTCGAACGCACCGCCGGACGGGTCGAACGTGACGAACACGCACGGCGGGTTGACGTCGCGCTCGTCGAGGACGGCGCGGATCCCGGCGGCGACCAGGTCGTCGACGGTCTGCTGCAGGGCCAGGTCGATGTCCACGGCTCACCCGATCCGGGGCGAGGCGTAGGCGCCGGTGCGCAGGGCCCGCTCGATGTCGCTGTCGTACTTGGACACGTAGATGGTCGAGCCATCGGCGAACGACTGGACGCCGGCGGGGGAGTTGCGGCGGCGGTACTCGCGCGCCGCGTACATGACGGCGCCGCGGTAGGTCTCGGCGTCGGGCACGTACAGCGGTGCCGGCGGGAGCGGGATCGGGTCGACGGTCCACTCGGGTCGGCACCGCTGCACGTACGGCTCGGTCATGGCGCACACCGCGACGACGAGCTCGTCGTCGGCGGTGTCCGTCTCGAGCAGCGCGAGCCACGCCTTGACGTCGTCGGGCGCGAGCCATGCCGGCTCGAAGTCCGGCGGGGTGGGCAGGCTCACGACGGGCTACTTGCTCGAGCGGCGACCCGCGGACGGTGCCTCGATCACGGGCTCGTCGTCGGTCGTCTGGACGCCGCCGGGGTCGACCCCGGTGAGCTTGCGGACGCCGGCGGGGAAGTAGACCTCGGCGTCCTCGTACATGCCCCACACGGCGACGTCGCGGCCGAGCTTGCGCACGTCCTCGGCGGTGGCGACCTGCGGGCCGTACTCGGGGAACTTCGCCGCGGCGTCGTTGGACACGATCGCGGTGCCCGCGGCCAGGTAGGGCCACTCCTCGATGTCCAGGCCGTTGACGTTCACCTTGAGGGTGTTCGCCGCGGCGGTGCCGCCCACGTTCTGCGTGCCGTAGGCGGGGTTGACGAAGTCCTTGGACATGCCGCCCAGCACCCCGAACACGTCCGTCGACACCCCGACGATGTTGGCCGGCGCGCCCGTGGCGGAGCGGACCGCGGACGACTGCGCGAACAGGGCCGCGGTCCACTCCTCCGCGGTGGTCGGCAGGAACCCGCCGGCGGCCGCGATCGCGCTCAGCTTCGTCTCGAACTGGATCTCGGTGTAGACGGCCCACGCGGCGCGGCAGATCTCGAGGTATGCCTGCAGGTAGGCGGGGCTCGAGCGCAGCAGCAGCTGGTAGCTGATGTCGGAGACCGTGCCGGCGGTCTTGATCGGCTCGGAGCCCTTGAGGATCTTGATCTTCACGCCGGCCAGGTCGGTCTTCTCGGCGGCCTGACGGGCGATGATCGTCTTGAGGTCCAGCGCCGGGTCGAGGTAGGGCCAGCTCGCGTCCATGCCGGCGTCCGGCAGCCCGATCGCCCCGAACGCGGCGATCGCCGGGCGCCGGCTGTCGAGGTTCATCTTGATCTCAGTGCGCCACCCGGGCGGGATCACGCCGGGGTTGTCGGTCGTGAGCTGGTCCGGCACAGCGAAGTCCGCAGCGGCGAACGCCGCCTGCAGCTTCTTGGCGTCCTCGGGCTCGGCGTGGATCACGGCCTGGATGAAGTCGGCCTCCGTGGCGAACTGCGCCAGCGGGTGGCGTCCGGACGCGGCGGCCTCGCGGACGATCTCGGCGACCGCCGGTGCGACGGCCTCGGCGAGCTCGGCGATCGTCGGCAGCGCGACCGGTGCCGGGTCGAGGGTGGTGGTGGTCATCGGTGCTCCCTGTGCGGCGGACGCGGCCACGGTCAGGCCGGTACTGGCGAACGCTGGGCGACGGACGACGCCCAGGTGACGAACGGTGTAGTCGCCGGCGGCGACGTGTCGGACGCCGTCTGGCGCCTCGGTGAACCTGGCGACCTCCATGCCGGCGGAGAACCCCGTCAGAACGGACTCGCGGGCCAGCTCGAGCAGGTCATCGCCGTCCCGGGTGGAGAAGATCCGGGCGCGGGCCGGCAGGCCGTCGTCGGTGGGCGCCCACGGCTCGGCGAGCCGGCCGACGACCCGCTGGTCATCGTGGCCGTGCACGACGTCGACGAGCTCGTCGACGTTCTCCGGTGCGCCCTCGAACATGTACCGCGAGCGCGACGCGGAATCGGGCGCCGACGCGACGCCGAACGGGATTGCCAGCCCGGCGATCGTGCGCGGGGCCGGTGCGTCTCCCTCGGCGAGCTCGGCGCGCACGGGCGTGGCGAACACGACGTCGATGTTCGTCATGGTGTGACCTCCTGCGACACGGGTACGACGTCGGACGACGTCGTAGCCGGCGGGGGCGCCGCCGGCGGGATGGCGGTGGGGGCGAGCGGCTCGAGTACTCGCACCTCTGCGGGGGACAGGACGCCGGCGGCGAGCGCGGTCTGCCAGGTCTGCATGCGGGTCAGCGGCTCGTCGCGCACGTAGGCGTCGACGTCGAACCGGATCGAGATGCCACGGGGCACGATCAGGCCGCGCGGGTTGGAGGCGCGGTTGTTCAGGGACAGGGTCTGCTGGACGACTTCCATCCACGGGTGCAGCGCCTCGAGGATGTCGCGGCGGGCCTCGACGATGTTGGCGTAGGTCATCGAGTCCCCGGAGCTCGCGTCGACGGCGCGCGCGGGCAGGCCGAACAGGCGGGCCACCTCGAGGGCAGCGTGCTCGCGGGCCTCGACGAGCTGGAGCTCGGCGGCGTTCCAGCCGAACGTCTCGTAGTCGGTGACGGCGTTCATGTACCCGACGGAGCGCAGCTCGCGCGCCGCTTCCCAGGCGTCGAGCAGGTCCATGATCTCGGTGCTGCCCAGGTCCCCGCCGGAGTTCTTGATGATGGCCTTCGGGTGCGGCGAGCGCGCGTACTTGCCGGCGGCCATCTGCAGGTCGACGTACAGCTCGAGCAGGTCCATGCCCCAGCGCTTGAGGCCGCCCATGCCGGCGAAGTCGAACACGACCAGGTCGCGGGCGGCGACGTCCTTGCCGTCGATGATCCAGGTGGTGATGTCGTCGGGGTCCCACGTGTCGGCGACGGTGGAGATCCGGTTGGCCTGGATGTGGCGGAACTTCACGGGCATCCCGGAGATGTCGCGGTCGAGGATCCGCCACACCGCGCGGTCGTACCAGATGCCGTCGTCGATGGTGGCGTACATCGTCTTGAGCAGGGTGCGGGTGGGGTCGGGCTGCCCGATCCACGTGGCGCGCGGGTCGTTGTCCTCGAGCCGGTTGCGTCCCTGCCACGCGGACAGGGCGAAGGTCGCGATCGTGCCGGCGATGACCTGGCGGGCCTTGCGCACCGCGGGGATCGACAGGGCGATCGAGCGGTGCACGGAGTCGGCGTCGCTGGTGATGATGCGTCCGAGGTTGCCGCCGGGGACGGGCCGGCCGAACGTGAACATCGGCGGCACGCTCGAGGGGTCGGGCGGCAGCGGCGCGGGGGTGGTGACGGCCTCGGCGAACAGGGCGACGCTGCGCCCGTTGAACAGGTCCCGGATGCCCACGCCTACGCCTCAGCTCGTGACATGCGCCGGCGCAGGTTCTGCGCGGAGCGCTGGTCCTCGGGGTGCGCGATCGCGCGGTGCTGGGCGGCCGACTGGAACGCCCGGGTGCGGCTCGTGGTGGTCTGCCCGCGCCACCCGCAGGTCGTGCAGTAGGGGACGCTGCTCGCCGTCGAGCAGTCCACCCGGGTCGCCATGGGGCCAGGCTCCACCCCGGTGGGGACATTTCCGCCGGCGTGTCGTCAGATCACTGCGACCGGGCGGGGCGGGGGAGCGGGCAGGCGCTCAACACCCCACAGGGCGGCGCACGCTGCCACGAGCGGGGCGATCGACGCCGCGGACGTCTTCCTTGACCAGGCGAACCCCGCGTCGCCTAGGCCGCGTTTCGTGGCCGCGGCGACCGCGTCGTCGAGCGCGGGGTGTGGCCAGACCTTGAGCGGGACGACAGGCGGCTCGTCGGAGTCCGGGTCCGGCGGGGGAGCGGTCGCGGCGTTGACCGCGTCCAGGAACGTCGCGGCGGCGTTGCCGACGTCTTGCGTCGTGGTGACCATGAGGCGCGCGCCGGCGCGCTTGAGCTCGTCGGTGACCGTGCCGACCGGCCCGTACCCATCGATCGCGATCGGCGCACCGGTGGACGCCTGCAGCTCCAGGACGCGGCGCACGATCCACTCGGTGCCGTCGCGCACCTCGACGATCTCCAGGTGCCGGCCGATGCCGGCCAGCGCGATCGCGCCGGACCGGCGGTCGGCGGCGACGTCGACGCCCAGGCACAGCGGACCCTCGGGCATGTCGGTCGTGCTCTGTACCCTGGCCCACGCCTCGGGGTCGATCACGTGAGCCTGGGTGCGTGACCAGACGGTGCCGTACTCGCGGGCGAACCCGGCCTCGCCCAGGGTGTCGCGGGCCATGCGCAGCGCGTCGGTGTCGGTGATCCCGGCGATGAGGCCGGGGTGCCAGGTCGACCACAGGTCTTCGTCGTTCGGGTCGACGCCGGCGGGCACGCCGTAGCTGAAGTACGCGTACCCGGGCGTGCCGGCCTGCGCCGCGGCGATGTGGCGAGCGAAGTACGTCGACGCGTCGGTGCCGGCGGTGCCCACGATGAACAGCTGGCGCCGCGGCCGCGTCGACATCGTGGGGATCGCGGTGCGGTCCAGCGCGGCGCCGAGCACGTCGTCGTGCTGCTGGGCCTCGTCGACGAACACCGCATCGATCGCCGGCCCGCGCAGCGCGCCGTCCTTGGGTGGGAACGCCTTGACGAACGAGTGCGTCGAGCGCAGCGTGATCCGCTCGGTGCCACCGGAGCGGCGCAGCTTCATGCGCGGGCCCAGGACGGGGTGATCCTCGAACGAGTCGATCCACTCGGTGAACCGCTCGGACACGACGTGACCGGTCTGCGCGGTGTACGCGCACCGGTAGTCGCGGTACACGGCCGCTCGGCCCAGCAGCAGGTCGAGGATCCCGGTCGTCTTGCCGCACTGGCGCGGCTCCTCGATGACCACGACGGGGTAGGCGTACCGGCCGTTGGGCTGCACCTCGCCGATCACGTCACCGATGTGCCGCTGGTAGCTCGTCCAGGGCCGGCCCTGCAGGTGGGCGAAGAACGCGCCGAGGTGACCGTCAGTCGGCCGGCCCGGAGTCCTCGGCGTGCTGCCTGGCCTCGGCTGCGCTCCACTGCTGGAGCGCGGCCGCGAGCGGGTCGCCGGCGGCATCGCCACGGAAGACGCGGTCATAGGTCTCATCGAACTGCCGCTGCAGCTGCGCCAGTGGGATGCGGTCGTACGGCTTGGGGTTGAGCCGCAGCCCACGCTCGAGCAGGTCCAGCTGGTCGGCCATCGAGCGCAGCGACGCGACTCCGGCGTGCTGCAGCCCGCCCTCGTCGCGACGGGCGGCCTTGATGTCCATCTCGAGGCCGCGGCGGATCCGGCCCGTCCCGATGCGCGGCGCCAGCATCGCGAACAGCTCCTCGCCCTGGACCATCCCGCCATGATCCGCCCGCGTCCGACACGACCCGGCGACTTTGCCAGTTCTTTACCTTTCGTGTCGAAGGGTTGGGGTGGACGGGGACACACAAACGGAAGGAGGTGCTTCCGCGGCGGGGGGTCGGCACAGAAAAAACCGACCCCCGCCGGCAGGGGGTGCGACGGGGGACGGTTGCTCGAATCGTATTCCCGCCGATGTCACACCCCCCGGGTACGGGCCCACCACAGGGCCAGCACCACGACCGCCATGACGAGCACCCACGCGAGTAGGGCGAACAGCAGCCACGCGCAGCCCGGCGGGCGGCGGCCGTCGTCGTCGGGGTAGGTCACCACTGCCTCGAGCTCGTCGGTGCGAGCAGCCCATGCACCAGGGGCGAATGGGTGATGGCGTCGGGGGCGTAGCCGGCCATTGGCCGCACCCCGCGTTCCTGGTTGCAGCGCAGGTGCGCGGGCCGGGTGTTGGCCAGGGAGTCGTCCCCGCACCTCGAGCGGGGCACGACGTGCTCGACGCTGGTGCATCCGCGTAGGCCGCAGTGGCAGCACTGGTCGCCGTACACCTCGAGGCAGGCCACCAGCTGACGCTGCACGAGGCGCCCGCTCCAGCACGGCAGGTCGACCAGGTGACGACGTTCGCACCTGACGCACTGCGGCGCTAGCCTCACCCCCGGTCGCCCGCCGCCAGCATGGCCACATCGGGCCAGCGCTCGAGCTCGGCGAGACGGGCGGCCACCACACGGCACAGCGCGCACGTGTCCGGGGTGCCCCCTGGCATCCCGTGCTCGCACTCGACCTGCCCGAACCGCATGCCTCCAGTATCTGACACGGGGCCGATATCTGTCTCGAACGTTCGTTCGGGTGATCATGGCTTCGGGGTGTCCAGGGGTAGTCCCATCCAGCGGAGCACACCCCTCCAGCACAGATCGCCGTACGGGCCTTCCGGGTCGTGGAACGGTGGCGGCGCGAACAGCCACCAGCGCTGCCACCAATGCGGCGGCGGCGGCAGGATCAGCCCGCACAGCACGCACCTCGGCCCGTCACGCGGGTCACGCACCGGGCTCGATGTCCTCCGCGAGCGCCGGCGCTGCGTAGGTCGTGCTCGCCTGGTCGTCGTCCTCGTCGTCCCCCGTCAACCCGTGGGTGAGCGTGATGCTGACCAATCCCTTGGTCGGGTGGTCCCACGACGCACTGATCGTGCGGTACCGGCCCGGTTCGGCCGGAATGACCTCAAGGGCAAGCTCGAGGCGGTTGTACAGGTCGTCGGTCATGGTTCCTCCTTGTGGATGTGCTCGAGCGGGTACTGCACCCAGGGCGTGCAGTGGTGGACCTGGTCGTGAGCCAGGGCGACGTCGAGCGCCACCCGCTCCTCCACGAGCTCGTCGAGCGTCACGCGCGTAGTCCCGCACACGACCAGGTACAGGACGGGTCCGCCGCCGTAGGTGGCGCCGGCCTTGTCATTGACCATGGACGACTCCCTCACGTCGTGCGCGGAAGTCGTCCAGCTGGCCGGCGTACGCGCGCAGAGCGTCGGAGAGCACGGCCAGCACGCGCAGCCACTCGTCTGGCTGGTCGTGCTCGAGCGCCTGCATGAACGCCGAGTAGTGCGCGTGCACGTCGGTGTCCTCGTAGTCGAAGTCCAGCCGGGCTATCAGGGTCACCGTGGACCGCCTTCCATCGTCTGGGCGCCGGCGGAGCCGGCTCCGCTCGTCGTGTTCCGTCTTCGTGCTGCGGCGATCGCCTGGCGTGCCGCGGCCGCGCCGGCGGAACTGATCTGTTGGTAGTCCTGCGGCGGCCCTTCGGCCGCAGAACCCTCTCGTGAGAAGGCTCGGCTGGCTCCCAGTTCCGCATGGCGCGACCTGCGCTTTCGCTTCTCCCGGGGCTCGACGATCCAGCGCAGGCGGGCTGCACGGATGCGCTCGAGGGTCGCGGCGCGTGTGGCCGCGACGGCGGCGTCGCGCACGGGTCGGGCGGCGATGATCAGCGCGACCAGGGCACGCTTGGCGATCCTGACGATGGACTTCGTCGGGCTGCCGTCCGCGATCCCGCCGCGGTGCCAGGTGATGACGCCGAGGTCCTCGAGGATCGCCATGCAGCGACGGGTCCATCGCTCGCTGTAGCCGGCCGTCGACGCCACCTCCGCCACGGTCGTCGCGCCGGAGCCGCCACGGTGGTCGAGGACGTCGACGAGCGCGCGCGTGATCGCGCGCACCCCTCGCCACTCGGGTGCGGCGAGCTCACCCCAGCCGGCGCGAGCCAGGGACGTCATGAGGGACGGGGTCGGCCAGTAGGCCGTGGGCGTGGCACGGCGAGCGACACCCGCTTGGGTGATCCCGCCTGTGCCCGACTCTGGACTAGCGTTCAGGTTGTTCATCTGAGGTTCGGAGGACGGCGCCGCTGCTACGGCGCCGTCCTCGTCTCGTTCCTGAGGGCTTCGACTTGCTCCCGGTTGAACAGCTGGGCGCCCCTCACACCCGGCATGCGTACGACGGCCGTCAGCCGGCCGTCCTTGGCCATGCGGTTCACGGTGGCGATCGAGACGCCGAGCCGCGCCGCGATTTCGCGGGTCCCCATCAGTGCATCTTGTTCCATGCGGCGAACTTTGCACAGATGAGCAAGCAACGGCATGAACCTGCCCCGCGTGTCGTTGAGCAACTGTGCGCGGCGTGCGTATCCTTGCGCACATGACACAGGTGACGGTGCAGGGGTCGGCCCCGGTCTGGATGCTCACGGACCGGCTGAGGAAGGCACGCGAGGTCGCAGGGCTCTCGCAGACACAGCTCGGCGAGGCAACGGGGCTGTCCCGTCGCTCGATCGCGGGCTACGAGGCTGGCGAGCGCGAGCCGCGCCGGCACCACCTGATCGCTTGGGCCCTGGCCACCGGCGTCTCGCTGGACTGGTTGTGCCCCCGGCAGGACTCGAACCTGCAACCTACGGATCTGTGGGCTCTGGCCGCATGAGCGACATCGAGGCGGGGCAGATCCTGCTCGCCGGCGAGGCCGCCGCTGATGCGTTGCTGTCGGTCTGCAGCCTGGCCGCGGGGCCTGACCTCGTGGCGTCGGCCGCGATCGCACACATGCTCCTCGACGCGGTCGTCGCTCGGGCGCGCGAGGAGGTGGCGGGCGGATGATCACGTGCCCGCGGTGCGGCCGCACCTCTGCCAATCCGAACGACGTCCGTGAAGGCTACTGCGGTGCCTGCCACGACTGGACGTCGCCTCCGCTGTCCGAGCGACTGGCCTCGAC